TCGGTGAACTGAGCACCGAATGTGTCGATTACAGCCGCAACATCTGGATTGAAGACTTCCGCTGTGGTCTGAATCTGCGAGCCAGAATCAGCGACCATTTCTACTTCAGCGGTGCTAAAACGCTTATCACCGATGCTATTAAACGAATATCTGCGGGTTTTTAGGATAGCGTTGATAGGATTAGCAGGAAATGACAACGCTTCCAAAGTGGTAGGAATATAGAACGGAAGAACGGGCTTTCCAGCATTAGGGTCTCCTACAGCCCAATCTTGATACTCGTCCCAGTTCAATTGTTCAGACAGGAATATTCCTTTGTCTGTATCAATGATGTACATTCTACGCTGATTGTCTCTCTTGGCAATGACGAAGTCGAAGACATCGAAGCCAGAGGGATAGGTGTCAACGGACTCCCATTGCTTTAGAATAAAGTTATATACCAGAATAGCATTGTTATCGACAGAGGAATCAAGCGGTACTGCAAGATAGTACCTGTTGTTCCAATAGGTCGCAACTGCACGATGAGCGTAAGTGCGGTTAATTCGCTGAATAACATCATCAATAGGGGCTGAGATAGGGTCAGCCATCGTGAGCAACTTCATCGACTCGGCAGAGGCTGGCTGGGGTTGCAGGAAGTACACCCCGCTGTCGGACAGGAAGAACACGCCACCTCCTGCTTGGACTACCGATTTCCGTGCGGAGCAACCAATGTCAGTAGCCAGAGTCTTGACATAAGAATCGTTGCTCAATGCATCACCTGTGAGATAGCGGTTTGAGCCAACGCTAATATAGAAGATGCTGTTCCGCATGAACACTAAGAACTCGTTGAGAGTCCAAGGAGCGATACCTACGATTTGGTCATTACTTCCGTTATTTATGGTAAAAGCATCAAGAGCATCCCAATCATTGAAATCCAAGAAGTTAGACACCGAAATCGTGTCGTAATCTCTGAGAGGGTTAGTCTCTAGGTGGAACTTGCCTAGGGCAATCATGCGGTTCGCATAGTACAGAAGCCCCGTGCAGTTCGGGAACTCAGCACCAACTCCAGCCGCAGGAATGACAGTTATAGTAGTCGCTAAGTCCCACTTAAGCGGACGCTTAGACCAACCACGGCTGATGTAGATGTTATCGACAGCCATTACGACATCAACCCCGTCCTGCGAGGTAATAGTCTCTCCAGCAGGGAAGTTGACCTTAGCAGACAGGGTTTCTGTCTGAGGATTGTAAGAGAACAATCCATCTGTCACAACAAGGACGATGATTTCCTGCCCTGTGCTGTTGATGTAAGTGCCTACGCCATAGACAGTCTGCCCGACAAGAGCACCTATGGTCTTGCGTTGAAGCCCCTTGCGGACTGTGGCAACGCCTCTGTCTAGTCTGAAGTTCTGAGACTGGCTTACGATACCTTGAGGCAGAGCACTAGGATTATCACGGCTGTTAAGCCCGATAAATCCTATGTCTCCGTCCTTCTGGTACTCATTAGCCATTACTTAGAAACGATAGAAAAGTAGATGTCTCTGAGTTTCTCAGCCCAGCGAGCACCGACATAAACGCCACCAAGAAAGGAAACTGTAATAAGGATGAGTGTAATCATATTATTCGGCTTCGGGGACGACCTCGACCTTGACCAGCGGGCTGAGGTTCACGGGGGTCTGTGCCTTATCAAATGTGACGACAATTTCGGACTGGTCGAAGTAAGCCTGTTCTCCTTTGTGTGCAGGAAATACAGCCTTAAGGAGTGCCTGTCCGTCTCCGATGAGGAGCAGGGATGTAATGCGATATTTAACCATTTGTCGTGTAAACTTTGGGGTTCTGGAAATAGAAATCTAATTGAGAAGCCGCAGTCGCTTCGTTCTCAATCTCAGTCTGCCACCAGACTGGTGATGTTGAGTTTAAACTTCCAGTCGGGCCTCCGCTTGATGTGCCGAGGAGCGTCCCGTCCACATACAGGGAAATCGTCCCGAACCCGTTGGAGGTGGCGGTGATTTCGTATGTCCGTCCGTTGGCAGGGTTCCAAGTGACGGCGGTGGTCGTCAAGGTCGTGCCGTCGTGGGCGATTATGTTCATCGTCCTGCTTGAGAAGTCCCATTCCCAGCCATAGGCTCTATCTGAGAGCGTGGCAGGAATAGGAAGTGTATTGTTTCTGCGTCCGAATACGGAACGCATCTTTACTCCTGCAACAGTTGTTCCCCAATATACTGTGAAAACTCTTATGGAGTGACCGCTTGGTGTCGAGTAATTGACGGAGGATGACCCGCTATTTGCAGGCGTGTAAAGCGTAAAGCCTCTGCTCGCATATCCAGCGGTAGATGCGTTCGGGGCAAGCAAGCGTCCGTTCAACGCCGAGATGGTCGAGCCTGTGTTTGAACCTAATCCTGCCGACAAAGTGGATAGTGCCGACACGCCAGCCGCCCAGATGTTGGTCGAAATATCATTCAAAACCCCACCACCATCACCGCCTAGGATAGAGATAGCCATTAGACGAGGGAAAGGGCGATGTGGACGGGCGTGGAGGCGGCACTAGCCACCGCACGGACGGCTCCGTTGTAGTTCTCGATGGTGATGCTCTGACCAGCATTAAGCAGGATTCCGCTGGAACCAGTATCGCTGAAGATTACCTCAACAGTTGCCGTGGTGCTTTGGTTCTGGACAAGGAGCATCACTCGCTTGTCATAAGGATTTGTCGTAGGAGCAAGAATCTGCGAGGCAGATGTGCCGACAGTCACATCACTATGCGTGAAAGACTTGGTAAACGGTGTTGAGAATGTGATGTTAGCCATTGTATTAGTAAGTTTTAATCATGTTAATTCTGCCAAACTGAGACTGCTGAGTCATAAGTTTATCGAGTTCGTACTCAAGGATTTCCTTGGCTTTGCCTTCAACGACGCCAGCCTCTTGCATTTGTGCTTCAGAAACGAACCAGTTGGAGGCAGACGCCCAAGACATGAAGGAGGCGAAGATGTACGGAATCTCTATCTTTGTCCACAACGACGGATGTGTGTTGGGATTCTGACCAGCCGTCGTAGAGACTGCCGTGCAGACATAGAAATTGCCATTATGAGGCTTTCCAAGAACTGGGGTAAATGTGCCAGTACCAGAGCCAGAGTCAAAATAAATCTGTGCACCCTGATAGTAAACTACAGTTGGACTATAAAGTTCACCATCAAGAGAGGGGCAGTCTTTCCTATAAAGATACCATCCATCTTTAATAGAAGAGTTAATTACACACTTTCTGACCGTGCCGTCATCATATAATTGATAGTTAAGCAGGGTAGCCTTTGTTGATTCCTGTGGGTTCCTAGAGTACACCGCAAGGATTTCGTCTGCATCAGAGACTGGCGTAAACGATGCGACGTTATTGACGTCTAGTGATGCCGTAAACTGAGCCAGTCGGCAGACGTCGGGCCATTGTTGTAGTTCCCAGATTTCTCTGAGCCTAGCGGACGCAAAATCCCTGAACTGAGCGAACGTTTCGCTAGTAATATTATGACGGTCATTTCCAGAGTACTGGAGAGCGTCGAAAAGGATTTTACTGAAATCTGTGGTACGCATTATGTAAGATAACCGTCACCTGTGAAAATTGCACCGTTGACGCAAGTACGCTTAGCGTAGTTACGGACGGCGGTTTCTGGATTGTCCCGAAGGAATTCGTTCAGGAAGGACTTGTCCTCCCAGCACTCGTACCCTAACCGCTGGCCCCAGTAGTGCCAAGCGGCGAGGGGAATACGAGCCTTGAGTTGACCCACGCCCTCGATGCTTCGGGCCTCGTTAGCGTGGTTAAAAACGGCTGATTGCTTAGCCGATGCTTTAGCCTTTGTCTCCTCCATCCTCCACCCACGGAGGAGTTCCTCCTGAACCCTCTTTCGAAGGTCAGGGGGAACCACTTCCGCCAAGTCTTGGATGATATCGGACATTAGGCCGTGAAGTCGAAGACGCCGAAAGCAAGCGGGTTGTAGACGCAAAGGCCAGCAACCGCTTCAATCATACGGGCTTCACCACCACCAGCGTTCGGCAGTTCGGCGACCTGAGCGACGTTACCGCCGTAGCGGACTTCGACCATGTCGAACGGAATGATGTAGCCAGCGAACGTGCTACCGACGCCAGAAGCCAACTTCAGGAAGTGCGACGGGTGGAGGCGAATCTTGCCGAAATCGCCTTCGAAGACGTCAACAGACGAGATGTACGCAGACTCCTTGGCCTCACGGTTGAACGTGCGGATAGTGGTCTGGGTGTTGGTCGAGCCAGAGGACGGGGTCGTGAAGACGAGGTTCGTGAAGGCTCTTTTCAGGGACGTGCCGACGAGGGCGTCGTAGTCACGGAACTGACCAGTCTGACTATAGATACCAGTCAGAATGTTCTGGACAACGGACTCGGTGAGGGAGGCCGTGCCGACAGTCGAGCGGTTGGCAGTCGGGGTCTGGAAGGCCGAAGGAATCGGCAGGGTGGCGTCCTGCGAACCACCACCAGCGGCTTCGAGCCACTTGTGAAGACCACGGGTGAGGTAGGGGTTTGTGCCGTTGTCAGCCTGAGCACCATTGTTGGAGCAGAAGGTGGATTCCATGTCACGCTTCAGAGCCTGAATGCCCTTGGCGATGTTGTTGGCGAGTTCATCACGCACACCAGCGACAGTGGCGATATCCTGTGTCAGCGGGGACACACGGACGGAGCGACGGAAAATCTGGATGTAGTTGCTAAGTTCAGCACGATAGACGGTAGCACCATCCTTGACGTAGTTTTCGTAGGTAGAGACGTCCGTGCCATCGACAGTACCAGTTGTCTTGGGTGTCGGCAGGGAGTCGGCTTGCCATCTGAAAAGAGTATTGCCAGGCTTGGAGCCCTTCTTCGCCATCGAGGTGAAGGGGGTGTCCTTAGCATCGACAAGTGCGATGAGGTCTGCGAGTTCTTCTCTCTTACCAGAGGAGAAAGAGGGTTCTGTGAGTGAGGCCATGATATTTTATGGATTGGGGGTTACAAGAACTTTGATGCGATGATTGCGGACAGGTCGTCACGGGAGTTTGAAGTTGTATATCTTTGCTTGGCAATTTGCTCTACGACTTGATTTCTCTTCATCGGAGCAGGGGTTGACGTAGACTTCGGTTGGGAGGGGGCACGCTGAAGCGTTGCTTGTCCCTTTTTGCTACCCTCATATACCTTCATACCAGTAATGAGGTGTCCAATAACCAACTTATAGTCAGGGGCACGAAGAATCTCTGGGAACGACTTGATAATAGACTCAGCCATCTGACGCTCTTGAGAGGAGCGGTCTTTCCACCAAGTGTAATCTTTGGTGGCGATAGCGTCGTATTGGTTCAAGGCGTTTATATACTGAGCCTGTTTCGGGATATGTTCATCAAGAGCGTCCATCGCCTTGATTTTGATTCTCCGTACTTCTTCGGCTGTATATTCCACTTCTTCGCCATTTTCCCTAGTTACAACTGCACCATCTGGGTTAAGTTCGCACCAACGCCGAATCTGTTTTGCTTGTTCGACCTCCTTTTGGAGGCCATCCATAGTCGTGACGTTAGCGAAAGGGTTGTCGCTACGTGGAATCTGTGCTGGCCTTTGAGCCTCTTGCGACAGTCGTTCCACCTCGCTTCTAAGTCTTTCTACTTCCGCTTCGGCCTCACGACGCTTAGCCGTGAGTTTGTCGATACGCTTCTTAACACCTTTTGGCAAACCACGGTCGATTTCGTCATCCTCAGACTTGACGTCCGAAGACTCCTCATCCGACTGGGTTTCTTCTTCCTGTGAAAGAACGGTGCTATCTTGGTCTTCAGCAGTCGATTCAAAGACTTCTGCTGGTTCCTGACTTTCGTGGGATTCAGGAGTCCCATTCTGTTCTTCACCGCCTAAGAACTGTTTGCTGAAGATATCAGCAATTTGCTTTGTATCAAAAACCTGCGGATTGGTTTCTGTGTTTGTCGTGGGGTTGTTTTGAGCCGTCCCAAGGTCGGCATCATTCTTGTTTTCCATTAGATATAGGTCTAAAGTCCTTAAGGCAGTATTTTGTTTAGGTTACAGAACCTACTGCTATAAACCCAGTTTATTTCTGGGTAGCAAATTGAAAAGTGCGTGGAGCCGTTTTCTTACGAATCATGCTTTTGCGGGGAGATGCCCATATCAGCAAGAACCGTTTCCCTTGTGCTAAGCAAAAGGTCTTTAAAAGAAATCAACGCAGAAGCCCTGCCACTATGCCAAGCCCTATCCTCAGACTTGTTGTCCTTAGATAGAGCGTCAGCAGTTTCTGATTCAATGCTTGCATCAAGAAGCATATGAAGAGCCTTCCATTGAGCATCGGATTCATGAAAAGAAAATCCATGTATAATTTCTTTAGGAAAGTTGCTCACCTTGGCCTCCTTGCATTTCTTCAGCCTGTTGAATCTGGCCCTGCATCTGTTCAGCCGCTTGCTGACCGACAGGGGTCACGCCCGTGCGACCAATCTGCTTGTTTTGTTGTTGCATGACAGACATTTGCAGATTCTTTATATAGTTATCGACAAGAGCACGGAAATGCGGGTCGGATTGCATCTGTTGCTGAGCCTTCGGGTTCTTGCTGATAATATCTTGCATATACTGGAGTTTCGTCGGGGCAGAAGGGTCGTTTTCGACGTAATTGGCTTCGTTACCAAGCATCATCAAGCCAATATCAGACTGAATGTCCTTATAAAGCATTTGGCTGGCAGATGCCGTGTTGATAATGAGTTCCTTCGCCTTGTCTGGGTCAATGGCCTCAACAGCCGCCTTAACCAACTTATTCTTGTCAATGACACCACCAGCGTCAAGCGGGAGAACGAACTGTGTGATAGCCTTTAGTTTCTCGATGACGAACTGGGTGTCAAGTTCACGCACATCATACTTGATGTTAAAGTCGTACATGTTGCTGATGCTAGACATGTTCTGAGGAATCATTCTGCCAGTAATCTGCTCGATTTCTTCGGCTGGCATGTACTGCAACATAAGGTTGAACGTCATAGAGAACGCTTCAGCCCAGACGTCGAGCCAATTGTTGACCATGAATTGCTGAACCATCTGTGTCTTCTGAGGCATGATATTCGGATGGTACAGGCCAAAGTAGGAACAATGCTCCATTTCGACCCTGTCGATAAGATTAAACGCAGTGTTCGGCTCTCCAGTGGGAGTTGGCATAAATCTGTAGTCATCAACACTGGTGACAGGAAGGTGAACTCCGGGGGATATTCTGTTTATTCCGCTGTGTCTTTTCTTCACCAAGATAGGAGGAAGAGTAGTGAATGCGGTTCTGTCTCTGACAGAGTCACGTTGGGCTTTAATCTCCTCTTGGTCTGTCATGGAGATTTCAGGAATGCCTCTTGTTTCGTATATAGGGCGTCTGATGTTTTCTCTGCGATAAATGACAAACGGGTATTTGTTGTGAGCATACCCAAGCAGTTCGTGCTTGGCGTAGATTTCAGAACCAGCCTGAGGGCAGAAGATTGTCTGGTAGATGCCAAGCGTGTTGTTTTCGTCAAGTTGTCTTGTGTAGGCATACACCAACTCGATTAGGTTGTCATTTCTGCTGACCTGATAATTAATCAATGCGGCGGCTGGCAGAAGGTTAGGGTCGTTAAACTGAGACTGTTTTCCTGCCGTATTCTTGGCTTGCTCGACAAAATCCTTGTTCCAGTCGTACTGTTCAGCCATAGAACGAAGTTCTACTTCCGTAACGAACGTACGTCTGAAGACTACACGTGCCTTTTGAATGTCAATAGTCTCAGGGGGGAAGGATATTTCATCGTAAGGCTTAAGGGCTACGATAGAAGGCTGATTCTTAGCGACGAACTGCTCAGGGATATTCACCCTGCCTTTTTCTCTCAACTCACGAACTGCGTGCTTAGCGTCGGACTCTTTGATGTTGGACAGGTAGGACATAAGCATCGAAGCGGCAAAGTCCTCCTTTTCCTTGTTCATAATAGCGTCAGGAAGTTCAGCCAGAGATGTATTCGGGTTCATCTGCATGGCTTGCTGGACGATTCCCATCAGGTCTTCCATTCTGATTGTTTGGTGTCTAGTGCCCATTTCTTGCTCCCATGTGACATTAAGGGCAGACCATCCGTATTGCTGAGTGTAGTTTCCGAGCAGTTGGGCTTCCTTTCTGATTTCAGCACGCAGTTTAGACTCAACCAGCCAAGTCATTAGCGTGTTCGCAGTAGCCGCACCCTCAGAGTCGCTGAACTCGACGCCCTTTACCTTGACTTGGCATCGGTCAAAGGTAGTCATAAGCATTGCGATTATCTCATTTATAGTTCTATCGACCAATCTGCATCTGACGTCAGAAGCACCTTCGAACGGGAACGCAGGGTCTCCATCAGGACGATTTTCGCTATGCTTCTTGCCATCGTCGGTCTGACCAGCCCATCTAGAAAAGCGGATGTCGTCATTTTCTGCGATATTAGCAGTATTTCCTCCGTTCTGCGTAGAACGGACGTACTCGTTGTACAAAGACGGGATATCTGGCTCTTCCGAAGAAAATGCTAGTTCGTCGCTGAAGTTTTTATAGTTTTTCATTTAAAGTTTTTGATAAGATTGATTAGGTCTTCCCTGAAGTAGCGTCTGTGACCACCCTTTGTAGTGAATACCTTTATAATTCCGTTAGTTGCAAGTTTTTCAAGAGTTTTTCTCGAAAGTCCAGTCATATTTATGGCTTTCTTCCTAGAAAGTATCTCTGGGTAATAGATTTCCATCAATAACTTCCTCCACCCCATCCTTTCATGGTGTTTTTGTCCATATATATAGGATTCATTGTTATAAGATACCTCAGACAGTCGATTGGGTCTTTCGTAGCCCCCTTTTCTCCATCCAATCCAGTCCACTCCTTGATGCAATATATTAAATTTTGGCATTGTTCTGATATGTATAGTTTTGGCTTGTTCAATGGAGAAAATTCGATGTTTTGGTCATAAGAAAAGCCGTCGTTAATCATGGCAACGCCTTGTTCTATCTTGACGCCAGCGGCTGGCACGAAATGCATCGGGTTTTCCCCCTCATCAAGCATGTCAATAAGCGTGACACCACCGTCTTCAGTCACAGCCTTTGTTCCGCCAGCCCTAGGGTCGATATATCGTTCAGAGATTTCCTCACCGTCTTCTAGGTCAAGGATGAGATTCTTGTAATCGGCTAGGCTCCGACCAGCGTTAGAACGCTGGGCGGTTCCGATTTTTCCATCTGGGTCCGCCGACGGCAGGGCCCATTCGCCTTCTGACGAGTCAGGCCACTCTCTGTAGACGTAGATGTTGCCGTCTTGGTCAACCCTGCCCCATATCATGAACCAATTTCTGGCCCCAGCGGGGTCGGCGACCATATAATTCGTGCCTTCCTTGGGAATATCCTCTTCTTTGAGGATGTTCACGTGGTCTATGAATCGAGGGAATTGATTTCCCGTGATGTTGTCCGCCCATCCGTACGCACGAATCTTGATTTCGTACGACTTCTTTCCAGCGAGCGTCTTCTTCAACTGCTCGAAAGGATTAAACGGGTTTAGTTCACTATGGAACCATATCACGGCGGCTGGCCTGACATGGGACTTAGCAACGTAGGGCATGACGCCCTTAGGACAGCCGTTGACGTTGACAGTGTCTGGGAGCAGGGGGCTTTCTCGATGCTTGATAATCTTAGCACCAGAGACATACTCCTTGACGACTGGACTATAACCCGTGACTGGAGTGAAAGTCACCATCAACTTGCCGCTTCTGGTCACGATGCGGTAGCGAAGCGTCTCAATCCAGTCCAAAGGAACCAACTCATCGCACCAAATCAGGTCTACTTCGCCACCTTCGATGACGTCACGCTTCTGGGCGTAGTTCATGAAGAAGCATTGCGACTTGTTCGGCAGGATGAAAGTGTTGTCGCTGAAACCGTTCTTCTGCGTGTACTCGACGTTCTGAATCTTGTTCTTCTTGAGGTTCTTGTACTCAGAAGGAAGGTATTTGTACACGACGTTCTGTTGCATCTGGATGCTCGACTGGTTCGTGGTGTGCAGACACCACACACGGGCGTCCTTCAGATTGATGAGCGTCTGGGCGACACGCTTTGCCGCCCATTCCGTCTTCGACGCACGGTTCCCGCCGAGCACGAGCAGTTCGTTGTTTTCTTTGAGCAACACGTCCGCTTCTTTCCAGTGCGGAAGGTCGAAGCCATGCCTGTACGGGTCGAGTTTTTCTGCGAGTATCTTGTCTTCACGGATTGATAGGAGTTCAGCGACCTTCTCAGCCCCGTGTTTCTCCGTGAGGGCTCTTATCTCCTCGACAGATGGAACTATCAGAACGGGGTGAGGGGTCAGATTCATCTAGAAGTCGGCGTAGAGTTCGGAAGCAGGGAGCCGTCTGGCTGAACTGTCCAAGCCTTAGGGTCGTACGCTGGCATGTTGAACGACACGTCATCGTCGGTGGCGAGTCTGTAGCCTTCCTTTTTTAGGGCGTCTATTCTCGTCTGAGGGTCCTTGTTCTTCGGAGCCAAGGCTCTGTACACGCTTTCGAACGAATTGTAACTAAGGTCCTGCTTGTTTCCGTAGACTTCCTGCCTATGCTTAAGATAAGCAGCCGCTATCTTGGCGGAATTCTCAGGAAGTGCGGCGAGTTTAGGGTCCTTCGTAAGAGGAATCCCAGTAAGGCGTTCCATATGCTCATAGTTCTTCCTGCCTGTAAGTTGAATATATCCACGTCCTACGTCGAAACTTCCGCTGTCACCAGCCCAGTTCGGTTTCCAGTCTCCTTGCACGGCATCGGCCCGACCCCATCCGCTTTCGACGAGAAGGTTCGGCAGGATGTTCTTAATCTGGGCTGGCGAAAATCCAGACTTCCTGAGTTCGTCAATCAGGGTAGCCGACCACTCGTATTCCGTATCGGCAGGAGGTGTTTTTTTGTTAGCCATGTTACCAAGCCTTGCAGGACCAATACCTAGGGGTTGTCTTGTCCTTAGCCGTAGCACAATTGTGCCGAGCCCTGAAGGACTTGCGTCGGGCTGGGTCGTGTTTCTTGATGCTCATCTTCGGGTCGCCAAAACGCACAATCTTGACCTTGTTGCCAGACTTGACGTACACGGCTGACTTCTTAGGTCCGTTAGGAGTCCTAAACGGTTTGTTCAATGTCACCTTCCTGTTTTTATATGTAGCCATCGTTATTAGTATTTGCCTAAAAATCTAGGATGCTTGGCTACGACCCATCTCAGGCCGTCCCACTTAATCTTGACGTCCATCCCCATGCTGAACTTCGAAGAGTCCTTGCATAGGACATTTACGTTCTTACCCTCGAACAGAACGGTCATAATTCGAGGATTCTTGAACTTAGCCGACACCGTGGCTTCCTTCTCCTCAAGCGGAGGTTCCGCATCTACCTTGATATCAAGACCTAGGTTCTTCCTGAGCATCGACACACCCTTTTCAGTCCAGATGACTTTCCAGAGATTCTTCGGCTTGTTGCTTTGCTCACGAATCCAGTGCTCGTTCTCAGTGTATGAGTCACGCATCATCTTCAGCATTTCCCTAGAGATGCCGAGCGAAATAGACAAGTCCTTTTCATTCATGTGTTAATTACTGATGTTCTTATTCACGTTAGTCAAGCGTTATGTTGATGGTAGGGGCAGGGGGAATCGAACCCCCGACTTAGCCCTTATAAAGAGCCCACTCTGACCGCTGAGTTATATCCCCGAAAGCAGAGGGTGTCCGATTTGAACGGACGGCTGGTTCCCCAGCGACTGTTTTCAAGACAGTAGGTTTAAGCCACTCACCCAACCCTCTAAATGTACGGCAAGCGGGAGTCGAACCCGCAAAAAGCGGATTTTAAGTCCGATGCGTCTGCCGTTCCGCCACTGCCGCAGAAGAAGGGCATTGCAGTCTTGTGTTGGCGTTTATCTGCCATACACCTACACCTAGCGACGCTAGATGAGGACAGCGGATTGGGACTGCAATCCCGAAAGATACCCCGACAGGGATTCAAACCCCGACAAAGTGAACCAAAACCACTTGTGCTATCGTTACACCATCGGGGTGAAAACGACCACCCCAGAGAAACCATCGTTGAGAGGGCGGGGTGGTACTGAAACTCGACCCGCTAGGAATCGAACCTAGATAACCCGCTTAGAAGGCGGGTGTTCTATCCGTTGAACTACGGGTCGCAAAGCGAGCCACGTGTCAGATTCGAACTGACGACCCTCTGTTTACAAAACAGATGCACTACCACTGTGCTAACATGGCATATCCAAAGAACACCCCCGATTCTATATCCCATTTGACGAAGTCAACATGAATCGTCCGCAATCGGCCCAGTGTTAGAATAACTCAGGTTACGACTTGACAACATTCCCCAGCCCCCCCTAATAACCCCCTGTCTCGCTTCGCTCGACCTCCTCACGTCCCTCCCTTTTTGGGATAAAAAGTTTCCATGTGTGGACCCGTACTTCCCTAGGGAGGGCGACAA